GGACGTCGCGGCCGGCTCCATTTGAATTTGACGGTTGACCTGCACCTTGTTGAACAGGCCGCCGCCGGCTGCATTCACGCTCGTGTTGGTCGGCGCCTTGACGTTCACATTGATCGTGCCGCTGCCTTCGACGCGCTGCGTCGTGGCTTGGTCAATGCTCGCGCGACTCGCATTCAGGCCGGCGCTCGCATCGTTGACGCCCCACCGTCTGCGCCAATCTCTGTGCAACCCGGTTGCCCATTGCCCGGCTGCCATTCGCGCATCGCCGCCTGCGAAGTCCTGGTGCATCAAATCCATTGCGCCGTAGGTCCCGCCGGGACCGAGCGCGCCGGAAAAGTAGCCACCCCACCGATGCTGTGCAGCAAGCTGCGGATTGATCCGTTGCAGCGCGCGGTGGGAATCTTGCGCGAACTTCTCATAGGTCGCGAAGCTCTTCGGGTCCTGATAGTCGGGCACCGAATGACCTTGCGGGTCGATCAGTCGAAAGTCGGTCGCCGCGCCATAACTGTGCGGCCCTTGACCCCTGCCGAGTCGCTCACCGGAGAACGCTTCGACGCGCCATCCCGGCGGAAGACTCTTTGATGCTTCGGCCGCTGCCTGCATCAAGACCGCGCGTCGCGCATCACTACCGGCCCGGTAGTTGCCGACGCTGGTCAATCGGGCATCGCCAGAGGCAGCGGTCGGTGCCGCTGTCGGCTGCTCGTTCGCGGCGCTGCGCGCGCTCGTGTTTCCGCCGGCCAAGTAAAGCTGATGCGCGGCGGCCCATTGCTCGTCGGTCAGCGGTGACTTGCGACCGGCTTCGCGCTGCGCGATTGCCTTGAAGAACGGAATCGCGAACTTCGGATCGCGCATCATCTCGCGGGTGACGACCGTGTTCGGGTCGTAGCCGGGAACACCGAAGCCGTAGTTGCCAGTCCACTTCGCGCCAGCCGCACCGATCGTCTTGCCGACATAGCCCTGCTCGAACAGGTCCATATTCGCAGCAGCGCCGTGCACCGGATCGCTGAAGCGTGCGATCTGGTGGCCACCCCCGATGATGCCGTAACCCTGCATGCCAAACAATTGAGCCGCACGCGGGCTCGGATACTGCGCGCCGGGATTGTTGTAGCGGATCGATGCCGGGCCGCTGCCGCCAACATCATTGCGGCCACGGAAGCCCGCCGGCACGCCACTGCCAGCCGCAGGCGAAATGCCCGAGAAGTCGTAGCCGGCAGCCGGCGAGATCGCCGCGTCCGGCAGTCCTTGCTGGGCATTGGCCGAAGGCGCCGCGGTCGGCTGATTTGGCGGCGCTGTCGGCTGCTCGTTCGCCTGACTTCGCGCTGACGTCGGCGCCCCGCCACCAGGGCCAAGCCCGCCCTGAATGCGCGCGGCGAGCCCGGATCGACCACCGTACCCGCCATATCCGAGCGGGCCGCCGCCAGCGGTGATGCCACCTTTCCGGCCGATGCCGCCACCCACATCAATGTCGTCACCAAGTGAAGCAAACATTTGCGGCATTTGCAGTAGGTCGTTGAGCCGCCTCAGTTGCGTCGTGTTCTCTTCGACCGCCTTCGTGTCGTCGCGCGTCGCCTGTTGCTCGCTTCGGCGATCCTCGATGTTGCGCGATGCCGGCCAGTCGTCCCAGAAGTGCGGACCCGAGCCGTAGTTCGGAGTGTAGCCGCCGCCGCTGGCGAAGTTGCCGCTGGCGAACCGCTGCGGCTGCGCTGCTGCGCCGCCACCGAACAGCGGATTGTCCCACGGCGCGCGACCGGGCAGGAAGATGCTTCCGCCACCGTGCTCGGCCGGCGTCTGCGGCGCGGTCGGCTGCTCGGTCGTGCCACCGCGACGCTGCAGCATTCGACGACGAAGCGCGCCGCCAAGGGCCGCACCCGGACTCAACATCTCCAGCAAGCCCGGCTGCTGTTCCTTGTGCGAGCCCCAGAACCTCTCGACCGCTTCCAGCGCGTGCAAGAGCTTCTCGGTCCCGCTCACCATCAGGTCGATCGCATCGACGATCGCCTTCGTGTTGCCAAGGATCGAGCCGAACGTCGTGCTGATCTCCGACAGGTTCGTGCTCAACGCCGAAAACTTTTCCTGGAGTTGCTGCGCGACAGCGACCCGATTCTTCTCCAGTTGTTCCTGCTCTGCCGTCACCGTGCGAAATGCACGATCGAAGTCGGCGAGCATTTCGAGGTTCGCCGCCGCGAGCGCCTTGCGTCGATCTTCGGCAATCCGAACCGACGAGTATCCGCGCTGCTGCTCGGTCTTCTCGATGTCGGCGAGAACGGCTTTGTATTCTTCCCAGAACTGTGCCGGGTTCTGTGCCTTCGCCGCCGCGCGCAGGCGATCCAAGTGCGCCGTCATCGCGCGCTCGCCTTCGGGGCCGACCAGTTGCAGCATGTGCTGCCGGAAGGCACTGGCGTCCTTGGCCACGTCGCTCATGGTGGCCGCCATGGCGCTGATGGCACGATCGGCATTGGCGCCGGCAACGCCGGCCTTGTCCAAGTCCTCGCGCATGCTCTTGATCTGCGCGGCCGACAACCCGATGGTGCGCGAGAACGTGCCGAGCGTCGACATCTCGGACGAAAAATCCTTCAGCCTGTCGGCGGTCAGCTTGACGGCGAGACCGAGCGCAGCAAACCCTGCAGCGGCGCCACCAACACCGCGCACGAACGGCAGAAATTTTTCCGCGACGTCGCTGACTTCCCTGCCGAGCGGCTTGAACGACTCGGCGAACGACTTCGTCTCTTCCTTGAATTTTTTGAACGCCTCGCCATGCTCGCCGCCGCCGATCTGCTTGATCTTTGCGAGCAGCGGTTCGAGCTTGGGAGTCGCCTCGTCGACCAGCGTGACGCGAAGCTGTAGTTCTTCGTATTCAGTTGCCATCGTCACGCTCTGATGCGGCGTGCTGCCGGCGTAGCTCGGCAATCTGCTGTGTACGCATCATGTGAAGCTGCACCTCCGAGATCGGCATGGCGAGGAAGTGGCCCGGTGACTGGTGATACCACTGCGCCAGCCAGTAGCAGTCGAGGACCATCCGGTCCTCGTCGCCTACCAAGCTTCCGGGTCCGGGAGAAAAAAACGGCGCAGCCTGTACGCACACGAATTCCAGTCGCGCGGGTCCAGGCGATCGAGCAGCGGCGTCAGGATGCCGGACAGCGCGCCCATCATCCTCGTCATCTTGATCTCGTCGATGATCACGTCGCCGTCCGAGTTGATGCGCACCGGATTGCCGACGCGATTGACGTCGCCGCCGGTCGGCTCGCGGAACGAAAGCTCGTCGAGCGTCTCGTTCTTGTTGCCGAGAATCTTCCGATGCAAGAGCTTGACCTTGATCGGCCACGTCTCGACGTAAGCCGGCGCCTGCTCGGCATCGGCGGCGGGCTCGGGCGCAGCCACCGGCTCGGGCGGCGGCGCAGCCTCGCGGGCGGGTTTGCGGGGCTGCGGTTGCTCTTCGCGCTGGAAGCCTTCGCGCGTTTTGACGGGTGCGTCCATGATCTCACCCCAGGTTCGGCGGGAGGTTCATCTCGATGCACGAGACCCCTTCCCACCGCACACGCACCTGACCGTCGCGCGTGTTGTCTTCGAAGTTCGCTTTGCAGGCCGCCTCCTGCAGCGAATACTGCTTGCCGTTCGCAAGCTGCGCGACGACGGTGACGTCGACTTGCGCTTCCAGATCGGCAAGGTTGAGATCGGGCGTCGTCGAGATGTCGCCCTCGATGTACGGCACGCGCGGCAATTCCTGGTAGCCGTGCACGCGGTCCTGTCCCGCGATCATCGTGCGCTCGACGCGGCTCGGCGAGACGGTGAAGTTGCCGCGCAGATTGACTTGCACGCCGCCGACGATCAGGACGGCCGTGCCGGCAAATCTCTGTGCCATCGTAGTTGCTCCTGGTTACGGGGAAGATGGGGCGAGAGTTGCGCCAACTCTCGATGGACTCACACGACGCTCGGGAGAACGCCGGTCACGCCGATCGGCGTGCTGGTGAGAATGTCGACGCCGCGGTCGTACTGCAGGCGGAACTGCGCGAGCACGGCGAACACCCGAAGCTGATTGATCAGGTCGGGCGGGTAGAGCACGTTGACGCGGTTCGGATCGTTCGAGTCGCGCTCGACCAGCAGGTTCGCTTTGAACGCCTGCAGGTTCTCGCAGAGCCCGTTGTATTCATCGATCGAATACTGGACGAGAAGCTCCGCTTTGATGATGCCCGGCGTGACGATCGCCTGACCCGGCCCGAAGCGCGTGCCGTCGTCGGCGAGCTTGTGCCGCGGGAATTTCGACGTGACGACCTGCCGCTGATTGCGCAGAAGCTTCGCCAGCGTCGCGAGCGTGGTGACCAACTCGTAGGCGTCGTCGCTCTGGCCGTACAGGTTGAGTTGGTACGTCGTCTGCTCACGGGCGATCATCGGCTGGTTGTCGCTGCCCGGCTTCTGGATCGCGAGACCGTTCGAGGCGAGCCCGTTCAACTCGTCGAAGTCGAACCGATTGTGCAGCGGTGCGAGCTTGATCTGATTGAGCGAGAGCGTCTGCAGCGGACGCGCCGGATCGTTGACGAGCGCGCGCTGCGCCTTGGCGGTGTAGGCCGCCGTCCACTCGTAGACCGGCGACGGTGACGTCACTTCGACCGACATGATCGACATCACGCCGGAATTCTGCGTCGCGCCGAACGTGACGAGATCGGCATAGGTGCCGCGCTTGGCGTTGAAGACGTGGCCGAACAGTTGGCGCATCCAGCCCCAGCGGCCGGTGTCCTCGAAACCGAATTCCTGCTCCCACGCCATCAGCGAGGTGGAATCGGTGTATGGCATCGCGACGTACTCGAACGGCGTCTCGCCCAAATTCGAGATCGCGTTGTCGAACACCGGCACGCCAGCGCCGCCCGTCAACTGCGTGATCGTGAGCGAGAGACCGGGCGGCGTGATTTCTCCACCAACCGTGCCGTAGTAGTTGGTGTCGATCCTGATGTCGTTGCCGTTCACGCCCTTCCACACACACGTCAGCGTGACGGTGTCGGTCGCGGCAACCGCTGTGACCGGCAGATCGAACATCGCATTGATGGCGTCGGCGACCGCGGTCGCCACGACATCGGCCGTGTCGGTCGCGGCGACGTTCACCGGGACGTGCTCGCCACCGATGTAGAGATGGATGGTGCCGGCGGCGCCGGGCGCGGTCGCCACCTGGATCGACCCGGACGCCGCAGTGCCGGCGAGCGGCTCGGCGACGGGCAGGCCCCACACTTCGTTCGCGAAGTTGTTCTTGAAGAAAGCTTTGAACATGCGCGAAAGCTCCGAGCCCTCGCCGAAGTGCTGGTCAGCCTGCGCTTGCGAGCCGACAGCAATCGCGACGTCGGGCGGCGCATCGCCGGTGCTGATCATCGTGCCGACGAGCAGCGCGCGCAGGCCAAGCTGCGGCAGGCCCGCCATCGATGGGTCAACTTCGACCCAATAGAGCGGGACCTTGATGTTGGCGGGAATCTGATTGAACGAGATCGGCATGGTTCGAGTCCTTCAGCGAGGGTTGATGGATGCCGGGCGCCGCGTCCTACTCGGACGCTCGCTGCGGACGTTGCGTGTGCTGCGGGTGCTGGCGCGCCGCGCCGTGCTCGGTGACGATCCGCACCGATCCTTCGGCGATGCGCCGACGCGTAAAGCGATCGGCTGGCCAGTCGACCGCGCCGCTTTCCGGGAACGCCCGCCCACGCGGGTGCTTCAGGTACTT